GCCGCTGCATGGCTCATTAGGTCTTGGACCAACACACCATCGTCACCTTTAAGGGTGATAAAGGCAGTGTGATCCATGACGTGAACCAGAACCCGAGGCTTACCAATATCTAATAACTCGAAACTACCATCCCATCGAAGGGAGAAGTCGTTTAAGTGCATTAGTTCTTGGAGGCGGTCTTTAGCATCTGTTTTCATTAGCGTTGGTTATATAACTATCGTTAACTGACACATCTGCATAGACCTTGAGTTGAACTCAAGCTATGAGATAACTATCTCGTAGCGCAATAATGTTACTGCTGCTTGTCGCCCAGGATCTCATCTTTGAGATCCAAGCCGGAAGTATTAGTAGCACTATGAAGCAAGTTAGCCATGTACGCCTCCAATGAATTGGAGATCGTAACGGTAACAAGCGGGTCCTTGGGAGCAGCCAAGACAGTATACAGGCTCACTGGACGGATAACTCCGTCAGTCATCGTCATATAGTAATCAAACCGTACGAGTGTACGTCGCCCAGCAACTTTCGTTACTGAATCGATGTAATCCTGATGTTTAATCAGGAGCTCAGTGGGTAAATTAACACCACGTGAGGTCTCGCGCCGGAGCGACCCCGATTTATCGGAGTAGATCTGGTTGAAGGTTAGAGTACTGATGGTCAGATTAGGGTCCATTATTATGTGTGTTGAACTTTATCTAGCGTTTGAGCTTTAGGTTCGCGGCCTTTTGGCCGAGCAAAGCTGCACTGAGTGCAACCTGCCTTTTTCCAAACCTACCACTGAGACCTACTGAGAAGTAGGGATCAATGGGCTTTCGGTGGTAATAGGCTAACTCATTAACAGCTGTCTGAATTCCATCAGAAGAGGAATGGGTAGTGCCAGTCACGTGCTTCACAGCACCTGCTGCACATTCCCATTTCTCACTAATGGAAGCATCTACAATATTCTTTCGACTTCCTGTTAGGAAGTTATCAAGTTTATTGAAGACATCAGAGGTATCGACAAACCAGTCAACGACGAAGGAGTAAGGAATTTTCTCCCAAGCGAAACTGGCGGGTCCAATTGACCCGAACCGAGTAGCCAAGTAATCAAGCTTCTGAAATAGAGGCGAGGTATACTTGTGTGATCGGATTCCGCGGATGGTAACTACTTTCAGTGGGGTAAGCATAGATTGAATCTGTGAATGCCACACTGAGCCATCCCCTGATACTCCATAACCGACCGGGAGTGGTAGTCCGTTGCCAGGGGTTAATATCCCTGTAAACTTTCCACCACACCTTGAGTGTAAGGATTCAACCTTACCTGCATTATCAAGAGCCTTTTGCATACGA